CCCGAAGAAGGCACCAGCAAAAAAGGTTGTCAAAAAAGTAGAGAAAAAAGAAGAGAAATAGTAATCTAATACTATAATTGTAAACCCCCTCGCTTTTGCGGGGGGGTTTTGTTTGTGAGATCACTATTTAGAAAGTAGGAGAACTTATGTATGCCGACCAACATCTCGCCAAAATCGCAAACAAGCGCAATTATTTTAACTTCAACAGGTTCAACAGACTCAGTTACCGATGCTCTGCCTATAGGAGCGTATACAGCATCAGCCCAGTTTATCAGCGGTGCTAGCGCACAAGTTGCGTATGTCTATAAAAAGCTTGGCGGAGATGTTGTTGACATCGAGCTTACACCTTCAAACGTATACGCAGCATACGAAGAAGCAGTATTAGAGTATTCGTATTTAATTAACTTGCACCAAGCCAAGAATGTTCTTTCTAATGTTCTTGGAGAAGCTACAGGAACTTTCGACCACAGAGGAGAAAGATTAACCGGTGCCGAAGATGCAAGTCTTAAATATCCAAGATATACATTGGGTTATTCAAGGCGTGTTGGTGATGCTGCAGCCGGCGCCGGCGGATTTGGTGGCACTACGCCGCAATATTCCGCGTCGTTTAAGCCATCGAAGAACAAGCAAGACTATGATTTACAGAAAATCATCGAAGACGCCTCTGCTTCCGGTGTTGATGATAAGGGCGGCGCCGTTGATTACAACGGCAAAGTTGACGGAAAGAGAGTTATCATAACAAAAGTTTTTTATAAGTCTCCGCGGGCAATGTGGAGGTTCTATGGCTATTATGGTGGAGTAGGGGTTGTTGGAAATTACTCAACCTATGGACAGTTTGCAGATGACTCAACATTTGAGGTTATCCCCACTTGGCAGAATAAAATGCAGGCTATTATGTATGAAGACTCGATTTATACCAGAACATCTCACTATTCATACGAGATCATCAATAACAAGTTGCGCATGTATCCACCTCCAAGCTACTGGGGACTCAATGGCGCCGACGATCGCGTGTGGGTTCGGTTTTATGTCGATCTTGGTGCCTTTGATGACGATGGAGACACAAAATCGGCCATCAACGGTATTAATAACGTTAATACGCTCCCTTTCAACAACCTTCCATACGAGAACATCAACTCTATGGGTAAGCAATGGATCAGAAAGTATGCACTTGCTCTCTGTAAGGAAATGTTAGGTCAGATTCGAGGCAAGTTTACCACTATGCCTATTCCGGGCGAGAGTGTTACCCTGAATCACGCAGAACTCCTATCACAAGCGAAGGATGAGCAACAACAGTTAAGAGATAAGTTGGTCGAAATGATCAAAGAGATGGAATACCCAGCACTTGCCAAGCAGGATCAGGAAGTCAGTGATGCCGCAGCAAATGTGCTTAAAATTACTCCATTGCCAATTTTTGTGGGGTAGTCTATAGATGTCGAATGAATGGAAAAAGCCTAAAGCACCTCCACCGCCGTTATTTTTAGGTCAGAAAGAACGGGATCTAGTAAAACAGGTCAATGATGAGCTTGTAGAGAAGGTAATCGGTCAGCAGATATTGTATTACCCCATTGATATGGACAGGACAGACTTTCATGATCTATATGGAGAGGCAATTGAAAAAACATTCCTGCCCCCAATCCGTGTATACGCATTAGTCGAATACACGGACTTCTCTACCGACTATATGGACGGCGCCGGGATTGACAAGACGTGGGAAATTAACGTACACTTTCATAACAGGCGTTTAGAAGATGACCAGAACCTTTATGTTCGAGAAGGTGACTTTGTTTTGTACGGAGAATATTATTACGAGATAGTTAAAGTATCCGAAGAAAGAAAACTCTTTGGACAAGTAGATTACGACTTTGAATTATCTGCAAGATGCCGCAGGGCAAGAAAGGGACTTTTTGATGCTACCTGATAACTTTGATTTCGCTATGATCCCAGAAGATAACAAGGGACGCCTTACTTTAAAAGAGGTAGGCATGCTTGCATCTACAATTGAGGATATAGATTATGCTATGGTCTCTTGGTTAAAGGAAGACCTAAACTTGTCTGCTCAAACTAATGAAGGGTATGTAAATGTTCCTGTTTTGTGGCAATCCCCCGAAAGGGCGTTCCAAGTAAAGAACGCTAAAGACTTGCGCGACGACGCCGGAGCATTAAAGCTGCCGTTAATCAGTATCGAAAGAACCAACATCACAAAGGATCCAGCCAAGAAAGGATCGTTCCAGGCACACCTGTATTCATCAGAAAAGAATGGACGACCCGGCAGAATAGTGATTGCAAAAAGAATTGTTGCAGATAAGACCAGAAACTTCGCCGTGGCTTCAGGAACACGAACCAACAGTGGAGGCACTAAACAAAGATATTTTCCTCGAAAGAATCATAAGATAGTCGTTCAGACAGTGTCGATTCCTATTCCCGTATACGTAGAATTAGAATACAAGATCACGATTAAGACTGAATACCAGCAGCAAATCAACCAATTGACGACTCCCTTCATTACACGCACCGGTCAGATAAACGCATTTACAATGAAAAGAAATGGTCACGCCTATGAGGGGTTTGTACAGCAAGGCTTTTCTCAAACGAACAACGCCGCCTCATTGGGAGAAGATTCCAGGCTCTATAGCACTGAAATTAGCGTTAACGTATTAGGATACTTGATAGGTGATGGTGACAATCCAGATACACCAATTGCAACTATAGAAGAAAATCTTGTGGAATATCAGTTCCCCAGTGAGTCTGTAGTACCACCCGGAAATTTCAATTTGTGGGAAGATTAAGCACTTCAGGAACTGAAAAGCGTTTTTATTAAAAGTAGTGTATCCTTTCGACAAGCAAAATACTATTTAATTTATGATTGAGACATCAATTCAAAGATTATTCTAAAGAGGGGCAATAATATGTCAGTTAAAAGTTTTAAGTTTGTATCTCCCGGAGTGTTTATCAACGAGATTGATAATTCATTCATTCCTAAGTCAGCAAATGCAATAGGGCCGGTCGTCGTTGGACGTGCTACCCGTGGTCTAGCGATGACTCCCGTAAAGGTTGAGTCATATTCACAATTCGTAGAGATGTTTGGTTCTACTGTTCCAGGTAATGGCGGTGGAGACATCTACAGAGATGGAAACTACCAGTCTCCGATGTACGGAACCTACGCAGCAAAAGCGTTCCTGAACGCAAATGTCGCACCCCTCACGTTTGTGCGTTTGCTCGGTGAGCAGCACAGTAGCTATACTGTTGGCTCCGGCGAGAACGGTTGGAAGACAACTAAGAACCTAGCAACAACCCTTAAAGAAAACGGTGGAGCTTACGGTCTGTGGATTTTCCCGTCTTCTAGTGCACTTAGAACTGTTGGCTCGTTAGGGACTGCAAGCTTGGCGGCTGTTTTGTATGCAAACTCTTCAAGTGCTTTCAGGCTCTCCGGAGCCCTTGGAGGCACTACCAGTACGGCATACACAAATACTACAGCTGCTCTTGGTGCGGTTATCAAATCAGATAGCAACAACTTGTTTACTGTTGAGATCTCTAGCATAACAGGATCCTCTACTGTTGTTGAGAAGATTAAGTTCGGGTTTGATGATACGCAAGACAATTTCATTAGAAAGGTGTTCAACACCAACCCACAGCTTTCAACTACACCTGGGTCATTCTACCCCGCGAATTCTTATAAACCATATTGGTTGGGTGAGACGTTTGAACAGGAACTTCGTGATGGAATCAGCGTCCACGCTGAAGGTAGCGTTGCAATGGCTGCAGTCGCCACGGGATCCTCAGCAGACATAGATACTGATTCAACCGGTTCAGTTTTAACAATTGTTGATCACTTGGGTACCTCAAAGACTTATACCTTTGTGTCTGGTGCAATCGGTGCTACTGACTCCTTACCAGCGATCGGTGCACTGCCGGCGACCACAGCTACTGGACCAAAGATCAGTGCCACAGGATCAGCAATTGGTCTCGCTGGAAGGTTGGTTGCAGCAATTAATGGCTCAACCGGTCACAACGGAACCATTAAGGCGATCCAAGAACTTGGTACTGTACGCTTGATGCAAAACAAGGCTGGTGTCGCTGGTAATACAACCATAACTGAAACCGCCGCTGCAGGCGTAAGTGATGATTGTGTCGGCACGGTGACTAGTTTTGCCGGTGGAACAGGAGTCCCGCTTGTCGGTGGTGGCACCAATGTAATTGGTGCAGCATCTTATGGTGTTCTACTTCCAATTGCAAATACAGCGGCCACTGGTCCACACAACATGGAAGGTGTCGACCCGCGCCCAGAAGCGAAAGCCGGCTGGTTTATCGGACAGCATGAAGGCGCACCCGGAGACTATTACCCTCCAGCGTCACAGAAGCTCTTCAGATTGAAAGGTCGAGGACACGGCGAGTGGCTTCAGAGAAACGTTAAAGTTTCTATTGAAAAGATCCGTCAGTCTAATACAAAGACGAATCCTTATGGAACGTTCTCAGTTGTCCTTCGCTCTCTGAAAGATACTGATTCTAAAGTTCAGGTGCTTGAGCGATTTGATAACCTTAATTTGAACCCATCCTCACCGGATTACATTGCTCGCAAAATCGGTGACAAATATGCTGAGTGGGATTCAACTAATAGACGCCTTAAGACATATGGAGAATACGACAACTTGTCTAAGTTTGTCTATGTCGAGATGAACGATGCGGTTGACGGCGGAGCAAGCGGACTTGAAGCGCTGCTTCCGTTCGGTTACTTCGGACCTCCTAAATTTAAGGATACTACGTGGACCGGTCTCCCGGCTACTAACACGTTCTTGACTGGTGCAAGTGGAAAGATTAATGGCGTATATGGAATGGGCACTAAAAACCTGACAGGTTCTGGTATCATTCCAAGCGACATAGATGATTATGCCTTCATTCAGGGTCATTTCAAATTCCCGGTAAACAGACTGCGTCTCTCCGCATCTGATGGCGGTCTAGCAGATCAAACAAATGCGTACTTTGGATTCTCGACCACAAGAACAAGTGATTCAACAATTCCTGACGCTAGCGTTGCTAGCTTCCATAGAATGTTGTACGCAGCCGCTTCTGACAATCCAGTTGGAGGGGCTACCGGTCTTGACGGGTTCTCTTACGTCTTCTCGCTTGACGACGTTCGACTCTCTAGCACCAGCACAATGTACTACAACTCTGGCTCACGCAAGTCTGGGCTTAGTGTAACAAGTGCGTCATACACTGACCTTCTTATCAAGGGATATGACAGATTCACTGCACCATTCTGGGGCGGATTCGATGGATTTGATATTACAAAACCAGATCCAGTTTATAACGCAGGTATGACTGCTGGAACTAGTACAGAACTTAACAGTTACATCTACAATACTTGGAAGCGCGCAATCGATACGGTTGCAGATCCTGAAGCAATAGACATGAATATGTTGACTGCTCCGGGCTTGACTTTCGATGGTCTGACCGGTCATATGATTAATGTTTGTGAGGAAAGAGCAGATGCATTAGCACTAATCGACCTTAAGAACGTCTACACACCAGCACACGAGTCTTACCAAAGCAGTAAGAAGGACCGAGTTGGTTCCGGCGCCCAAAGCGCAGCTAACAACTTGAAAGACAGACAACTTGATTCATCTTACGGTGCTACATTCTACCCATGGGTGCAGACAAGAGATGAACAAACTGGTCGCATGCTTTGGATTCCACCATCTGTTGCGATGGCAGGTGTCCTTGGTAGCTCTCAGGCTAAGTCTGATGTGTGGTTCGCTCCTGCGGGATTCAACCGCGGCGGACTTTCCGATGGCGCGGCTGGCATCCCAGTTACTGGAATCACCGAGAGATTAACATCTAAGGATCGCGATACTCTCTATGAAGCTAGAATCAACCCAATCGCCTCGTTCCCATCAAGTGGTATCGTGGTGTTCGGACAGAAGACCCTCCAAGAGAGAGCCTCGGCCCTCGACAGAATCAATGTCAGACGACTTGTCATCTACTTGAAGAAGCAGATTTCGGTCCTGTCAACTCAAGTTCTCTTCGAACAGAATGTTCAAGCGACTTGGAACCGATTCAAGGCACTTATCGAACCATTCCTCGCGAATGTTAAGGTTCAGTTTGGTATCACTGATTACAAGCTGATTCTCGATGAGAGCACAACAACTCCAGACCTAATCGATCAAAACATCATGTATGCTAAGATCATGATTAAGCCTGCCCGTGCTATTGAGTACATTGCCATCGACTTTGTGATTGCATCAACTGGTGCATCGTTCGATGACTAAAACTAAAGTGGGGGAAAACTCCCCCACAACACTAATTAAAATAGAATATCAACAGGAGTAATTAGCTATGCCATTCTGGTCAACAAACTTCGGAGAGGATACCACCCTCAACGATCCAAAGAGAAAATTTAGATTTACAGTAGAGTTTCAAGGTGTTGCCGCTGCCATTGGTGGCGCTGTGATGTGGTATGCTAAGACAGTCAGCAAACCGTCATTCGCAATTGCCGCTGCAGAGCACAAATACCTAAACCACACATTCTATTACCCCGGTTCTGTTACTTGGAATGATGTTGCTATCACACTCGTTGATCCTGTTGATCCAGATATGACTGCAACTCTTTCTGACATTGTGGTACAATCAGGATATGCTCCCCCCGCTGATACTAACGCTCTCTCATCGATGTCTAAGGCTAAGGCTGCAGGCGCCCTCGGAACAGTCATTATTACTCAGATTGATTCTAATGGAAAACCCCTTGAGACTTGGACTCTTTGGAACTCGTTTATGACTGAAGTTAAGTACGGTGACCTTGAATACGGTGGCGATGATCTTACAGAATTATCTGTCACTCTTAAGTATGACTGGGCAAGAGTCGAGACTGCTGGACCTTCGGTTGCAGTGGCCGGTTCTGGTGGCAGCGAATTCTTCAAAGTTTAATAACGACAACCAAATAGAGGTGTATATTGTCAAGAAATAAAGATCGGATGGGGCTGGGTGATACTACTCCTGAGCCAGCACCGCTCCCTCCGCAAGCAATGACGCAAAATCAGGGCGATAATCCGTTCTCTTTTGTAGTCCCTACAGAGTTCGTAGAACTTCCGTCCAAGGGTGCGTTCTATGGACCGAACCATCCTTTGCACGATCAGGAAACAATTGAAGTCAAGCAGATGACCGCTAAAGAGGAAGATATCCTTACTTCGAGGGCTCTCTTGAAAAAGGGAATTGCTTTGGAAAGGGTAATATCTAGTATTATTGTTGACAAGAACGTAGATCCAAATACTTTGTTGGTTGGAGACAGAAATGCTATTCTAATATCAGCACGCGTTTCAGGATATGGAAACGAGTACAACACAAAGATTGCTTGTCCGTCATGTTCGGAAACGCAAGAATATTCGTTCGATCTAAACGACACTTTTGTTTATAGCGGACAAGATTTGAAGAGTACTGACGCAACACGCAACGAAGATGGTACATTTACAACCATGTTACCTAAATCTAAAGTAGAAGTTGGCTTCCGTCTTTTAAATGGCGCCGACGAGCGCGCTTTACTGCAGCAGGTCGAGAACGCTAGAAAGAAACGGAGAGATGAGAACGCAGTCACAAGACAGCTTAAACAAATTGTAACTTCGGTTAACGGTAATACCGAACAGCCTAATATAAATTATGTTGTCGACAATATGCCGTCCATGGATGCTAGACATCTTAGAATGGTCTATAAAATAGCAACCCCAAATGTCGATATGACTCAAACATTCGCGTGTGCAGAGTGTGATTACGAGCAGGACATGGAGGTGCCGCTGACTGCGGACTTTTTTTGGCCTGACCGATGAGTATATGCAAAACATATATGAGCAGTTTTTCTTTCTAAAATATAACGGAGGCTGGTCGTTCACAGAAGCGTACAACCTCCCAATCGGACTACGAGAGTGGTTCGTTAAAAGATTAATTCAGCAATTAGAAACAGAAAAAGAAATAATGGAGAGGGCGAATAAGGGCGGAGGCTCAAATTCGCAAACGTTATCAAAGCATAACCAACCACCTCCTCCAAGTAGTTTAAAGACAGGCTAACCCCTGTCTTTTTGCTTTTATAACTAATTATTTAAGCAGAGTTATAAGAGGGAACACAAATGGCATTAACCCCAGAAGATCAGCAGCGACTAAATGAACTAACCGTTGAACATGTTGGTATGATGAAGGAGCGCGGTGAGCTAAACGAAGAAGAATTAGCTTACCTAGACAAAAAGTTTAAGCGAGTAACAGAAACGAATGCCGCAATGCAAGCGCGCCTTGAGATGCTCAACCAAAGCATCGATCAAGAAGAGACCCTGTACACTTATCAAATTCGCAGTAGAGAAGCTGCAAAACTTAGATTAGATCTGGCAGCGCAAGAGCTGAAGGATTTAGACAAAAAAATCAAAGCTGGTGAAGAACTCAGTGAAGCTGACCAAAAAAGATATGAAGTTTTAGCAGAAGGCTTAGAGAAACAAAGAGCAGCAATGAAAGCCAACGATGCTGCTATAAGAGGCACCGGCAACTTGATGGAAGACAAGGTTGGTGGCGCGGTTCTGCGCGTCGCTGATATGTTGGAGCGAGATCTTGGCTCACAATTATCTGCAATGAACAACGCCGTAAGCGGCTTAGCAGATAAAGGCTTCGGTAAACTTTTTAGTATTTTAAAATCCACCGTATTCCAAATGGACCAACTGATTGCTGATTTCGAACGCAACTATCAAATGGGTCCAGCATACACAGAGTCAATCACGAACCAGTGGAAAGAAATGAACCAATATGGCGTCAGCATGGAAGATGCTCGCGACGCCCAGGTTGCTCTTATAACCGGAATGACCGATTTCACCATGTTAGGTCAAGCGCAAAGAGATTCAATTACACAAGCTAGCGCTTTACTCGGTGAGCAAGGCATTGCACAGGCAGATTTTGCGAAAGGCATGCAGAACTCAACAAAGTTTTTTGGACAGTCTGCATCGGCTGCTATAGTCACGCAACAGGAACTTGCGTCGGCAGCACGTGCTCTTGGTCGTGTGCCTGCTGAGTTTGCCGCTGAGTTTGCTGCGGCCGGACCACAATTAGCCAAATTTGGTGAGCAGGGTATTAAAGCTTTCAAAGATCTTGGTAGAATATCTAAGATTACTGGTATGGAGATGGGCAAAGTTCTATCTCTAACAAACAAATTTGATACATTCGAAGGCGCCGCCGAACAAGCTGGTAAATTAAATGCAGCAATGGGTGGCAACATGGTTAATGCCATGGATATGATGATGGAGACAGATCCGGCAGCAAGATTCGAAACTTTAAGAGAATCTATAATGAACACTGTCGGTAGCTTTGACGACATGTCATATTATCAGAAGCAGTTTTATACAGAGTCACTTGGTCTTGGTGATGTAAGTGACCTTGCCTTGATGATGGCTGGAGATATGGACTCACTATCAGGCGCCCAAAACCAGAATGCCGAATCGCTCATTGAACAACGTAAGCGCGCCGAAGATGTCCAAAGCGCACAAGAGCAGCTTGCGATTGTTGGACAAGAATTAATAGAAGAATTTGTGGAACCAATGATGGATGGTCTGAGAATCATATCAGAGCTTATGCTTAAGTATAGTGGTGCGCTTAAAGCTGGAATGGCGGTCATGTTGGCTTATAAAACCGTAACGATTGCTTTGACTGTTGCTCAACAAGTCCAAGCCGCGGCTACCATGGCCGGTGTCGCAGCCGAAAAAGCAGCGACAATGGGTCGAAGATCGGGCTACGTAGCTTTAGGCTTAATGGCCCTTGCGATTGCAGGCATCGCGATTGCACTCCAAATATCCTCTCCATCAAAAGTTGTGTTAGCTTTATTTGGTATGGCTGCAGCACTATACGCAATTGGCAAAGTTGGCGAGAGAGCCGGCGCAGGGCTAACTGCGGTCGCCACCACGATGGTCCCTCTTGGTATTGGTACGTTCTTGGTTGGTGCCGGATTAGCACTCATGGCAGCAGGGTTTAGCTTGCTTTCTGTTGAACAAATGCTGGCAATGTCTGTAGCCTTAATAGCCTTGGGCGGTGCTTTATACTTTGGCGCACCAGCGTTAACCGCATTCTCCTTAGCGATGGTTGGAGTTGGAATAGCGTTGGCAAACCCGGTAGTTGCCGTTGGGCTTGGGGTCTTTGCGTTGTTTATTGCCGCAGTTGCTGGGTCTATATTTCTCGTTGCCAGCGGCATTGGATTAATGGGTCAAGGATTAGGGGTAATGTTTGAAGCAATGGACATTAAAAAGACGCTAGCGTTTATTGGATTAGTCGGAGCATTGGCACTCGCAGGACCGTTCTTAATGATGGCTGGTGTAGGTTTTGGCGCTGTTGGTCTTGGGATGCTTGCTTTCGGACTTGCCTTGAAGATGATTTCAACAAGAGACTTGGAAGCCATGGCTTCGTTTGCAACTGGTATGGCAGAAATGAATGTTACCAGCATTAGCCGACTTGTAGACTTGCTGCGTAACGTAGCAGAAGCAATGGATGACATCCCAACTGCGAAAGCAATCATGCTGACCGCTACTTTAGACGCTGCAGCAATCGCTGCCAAAGCCGCTACAGCCGTCGGCGTGAGAGGTGTGGCTGATACATCCTCTACAACAAATACAACAAGATCATCCAACAATCAGAGCAGTCGACCAATTAATGTTCATGTTACTTTGGAATTAGATGGTGATGTTTTGGATAAAAGAATAGTTAAGACTAGCACAGACGCTAAATCATCCGGTGGATTAATGGATGCTGTAGCTAGTATTTTAAATTAATCTACGGTAAAGGAGTACACATAAATGGGTAAGACAAACTGGAAAAATCAAGAAAGACCCGTATTTGATTCACAAAAATTTGGTGTTGTTGTAGAAGACCCGGCAAACCCAGGTGCAAGAACAATTGCTGAGCCCCACATGGTTAACAACAATGCATCTGTAACAAAAACTGCTGCCGGCGGAATGGCATCCGGACATATGCCTCACTTTATAGATGGCTCGGACGCCATGGCAAATAAGGGTATGACAATATCCTTCCAGCATGTGCCTTCTGAAGAGGACGTTACCTTCAAAGCTTTCATAACCGCGTTTAACGAAACTTATAACTGTGATTGGGCATCCGAAACTGTTTATGGTCGTTCTGATCCGATTCACATGTTCAAAAATACACAGAGAGAAATTACCTTGTCGTTCAATGTGCCCGCAGCCTCGGAGGGAGAGTCTTTTGAAAATCTAGCCAGAGTCCAAAGACTAATAACTTTCTTATACCCTACCTACGCAACAGATGGCTCGTCTACCACAGCCGGCAACCAAGCCGATGTCACAAATGCGCTGACGATTTCTAATTCTCCTCTTGTCAGGTTGAGAATCATGAACATACTAGCAGCACGACCACAGATTGGTGATGCAGACGGTACAATTGGCGGCGGAGATGGGGGCAGAGCCAGTGAGGCGGCAGTATATAGTACTTTGGGAACATTTGAAAGACATGTGCAGGACGGCGGCGGTGGAGAGTGGCCAAGCACTTCCGTAGGTAGCAATACAATAGCTGGAAATTATCACGGGGGACTTCTCGGGATCATCAAGAACGTCACGGTTAATCACAATTTAGATAACCCAGATCACGGTGTATTTGAAATTAATCAAGGTACTATCTTGCCCAAAATGATTGAAGTTAATTTGACTTTTTCTGCAATCCACGAGCACACGCTTGGGTGGTTTAACGATGGTGCTGGATCACAAGTCTTCGCAAATCAATTATTTCCTTATGGTGTTAACGATGCTTCGAGACATGGTGATGATGGGTTTGACCGTACAACGGGCGCCCCAGACCCGTCAGTTTTGGCACGCCAAAATGAAGTGGCGTATAACCGATTAACTGGTAATTTGGACGAGATGGCTGAAGAAGTTGAGCAACACGATCAGGATATTGCTAACGCTGAAGCTCGCTATGCTGGAATGTTTGGCAAAGCGCGCTTTAATAAGGATATTCGAAAAGGCAAATATAAAGATAACGACTATATCAAGTCTGCAGTTCGCGGTCGAGCCACACAACAAGTAAACAATGCGACCAATGAAGCTTTAAGATCAGCGGGGGTTAGGGGCAGTAGCTCGACTCTTGACACATATCGGGATACTGGTATGGAAGACAACTTCGAAGACTTTATCAGTTAGGAGAAAAAGATGCCGAGATATAAATCATCAAAAATAGTAAACAATAATACTGAATTCTACAAATTCTTGCGTGAAAAGCGCGGTGTCAAGAACTTACGTCATTATGCCACGCCTATGGTCTATAATCCATCGACCGCAGATAGAGTCATGACACCCACAGTTTCTCATGTGTGGAAATACGGAGATCGATATTATAAGCTAGCTGCCCAATACTACGGCACAGCAAAATATTGGTGGATCATAGCATGGTGGAATGGTCGCCCAACAGAGGCTGACGTGCAAAACGGTACCGTGCTGCAAATTCCGACAAACCTGCAAGAAGCTTTAGAAATCCTGGGGTCGTACTAGTGGTAGTGGCTAGCGCAATATTAGAACCACTCATCCAAAATCCAGAAAGTTTTTGGGATATGTGGGTGTATCTATTATCTTTTGTTCCGTTTCTTTTTGGCATCATCGAGCCCTCGGCAGGCTCCGCCCCGGTTTCCCGCAATGCATCCAGTACAGAAGTCGCAGCTGCCGCTGCCGCCACCGCCGGAACTGGCACTGGTGAAGACCAGGCAGCTGCCGCCGCCGCGGCTTCAGCACGCGCTGCAAATGAATTAGCAGCTGAGCAAGCCGCTGCAGCCGAAGTTATCGCTGAGGCACGGAAGCAGATTAACGAGAAAGTCGCCGCCGCGGTCCTATCTCAAGCACCAAAAGTCATCGCCGCTGCAAACAATATTATAGAGAAATCACAAGTTTGCAGAGACACTCGGGATTCTGTACTAACGTCACTTAATGATATATTTCCAGATCTCGATATAGAACCGTGGTTGGAACTCGGCTCAGAGCCGTACATGCAGCGCCGATTGGGAAATTTACAAACAGTTAGATCTAACCAATATGTGGCTCCGATACACACAGGCGGAAATACGTGGTTTGATCCGTCCGACAAAGGTTGGAATCAATATGCCTCGCGCGACCAACGGGAAAGATTAGACGAATCGCTTCTCACCACCGATTCTGTTTTGCAATATCTTTGGCAGGATAGTTCCCTCCAAGGATCTGGGATGTATGGTCCAGCGGACAATAATACGTATGTGACAACCGCGAAAAAATGGAGTTGGGTATCAGAATTAGATAAGACCTTTACGCGTAGTGTGCCAGACTTTGGAATATTTGTTGATTCCTATGCCTACACTTATGAAGCCGAAGGACCGAGCGTTTGGAGCGGCACGTCCGTTGCGGCTGCAGCCTGGGGTGCTGCTGGGCATGCCACTGAAGCCGGCGCCGACGGTGTAGCAAGCTCTGGTTATCAATATTCAACCATGTGGCCACATGGGTGGCTCACCACACTCGAAACAACTATGGCGCTGATGGGTTATTATGTACAAGCAGCAGACCAGTCTATTTTTGAGGGGTACAATCTCCGAAACGGACCAACTTATCAAGCGCCGTACTCCTTGTTCACCGCAGGGGATATTCGACACTTAGAGGGAGACGGGGATCCAGAACTCGGCTGGAACTCCATTATGGATGCAAACCATGCAAACCTAACGAGTTGGACTAAAGGTGGTGTCCTGCCGTATAACCCAAATGAGTCGATAGCGGGAAACAACACTCCAGAAAATTTTGTTTTAAGATCGTTCTCAGAAGCTTCGGCCGGCATGTGCGATGGACCCGGCGTCTGGCAGACAAATGAAAATTGGACCAGCAATCTCGCTGGCATGTCTCCTATGCTATCACAGCTCAAACCGTGGACCCTAATACGCACCGGAGGACCTCTATCACAAGGAGTATTTAATTCTCAATGGACGCACAGTGATGAGAACGAAGGAAAACATCGGGTGTTTAAAAAGTGGACGCCGCTACTCAGGTTCCTCGACAGACTCTCTCAAAAACTTTCTGCTGATGCAGAGCGCTTTCGTCAATTGCACTTAATGTTTCGTAGTTTTGATGAAGACAATGTAACTGTTCAACAAGCTTCTATTTTAGCGATGCTCACTCCGCATGCATCGGGGATTGCAGCCGGGCGCCTTGAACGCGCCACCACTACAACCACCAGTATTGATGCAGGCGCTGCGATCTTCGCTAAGAGAATGATAGCAGAGATTATTGAAGGAAATGTTTACATGAAGCTTAATAACTTATTAAGCGCGATATCTTCTTTTGTGGGAGGCACCCTGGCAGAGATAAGGGACTCCCATAGTGACATCAAGGAGGCACACCAACAAGTAATTATTGATACTTGTAAAGCTATCGGCGAAGTTGCCGGCGCTTTCACCGATGACGATTCTTGGTATAATCTTTTTGATGATGGCGATGACTGGGCGGACGAAGCAACTCGTGCCGCTGTTGGTAATCCTTTCGAAGAGTTAGGCGTAACAATGATCGGCACCGGTGCTACAAACGTGATGTTTAAAGAGCAATGTTTTTTATTGAGCTTCATCACTGATTTTGCCGCATCCAAAATAAACAATTTGGATCGAGGCAACGAACCAGCCCCTGCTACTAAAAGACTTCCGTATTACCAAAGCACAGCAAACGTAAAAAGCCTTGACAACAATGCTACCATACTAATGGATGGGGGTTCGTATGGGTTTTTAAACAAACTAACCCAGAATCCAAAATTAACAAGATTTTACAACGCGTTAAATCACGAACTATCAAATTTACAACCAAAAATACGCTTATGGAAAGTGATATTTGATGAAGAAGGGAAAGAACAAGAGGTCGAAATTAAATTTGAGTCACACTTTAGTGCGGCAGATTTGGATATGTTTAAAAATTCTGCTGCCCGTGGTGTCGGCGCCGGATTAAAGAGTTTTAATTTTACTTATGATGGCAGCAATCCGTTTGCTGTTAAGAAAAGTATAAAGGCTAATTTAAAAATCTTTGCTAACACGATGTCTGAAATTTTAAGAGATCGCCCAAGTCACTACGTAGATGACCAAGGCACTCTGCAGCCGACAACATACAAGTATAGCGATTTAGCAATGAAAACATGGAATACAGCAGAAGCGGATTCCGAAGATATGGAGGAAGGAGTTGACACCCCCTCTCCGTGTGCACCAGCGTTTGATCTTTTAAGTGAAAACACAGAAAAATCAGAATTAAACTTTAGATTAAAAGCAGAAGTAGGCTTTTCTCAACCTATCAACGCGATGAGTTCGATGCACGAGGATCTGAGAGAAGCGCTGTCTGAATCTTTTGTTACGTTAAATTTGACTCCCCCAGTTCACAATTTTGAAATAGATGAAATGGGTAGTATTATATTTAACTTAAATTTTTTAGCTTATATTGAACA